GTCAAGGCTAAAGTAGCCTAGTGTAGCAAAATGTAGTACATCTACTATGTAGTGGCAACAAAAAAGCCCCTACGGCTACCCCATAACCGCAGAGGCTGTGTAAACAAGCTACTAACTAAAGCTTATAAAACATATCGAGTTCCTCGTCTATGGCCTCAAGTTTCCCCGTCATCATGAAGTGTCGATTGGTGGACTCGATGATAGCCTTACTCTGAAGTTGCCTTATCACTTCCTCCCTCATCTCTTCACGCATAGCTATGTACTGCTTAAAGTTGGGGTCGTTTTTTATGGTGGCCAATGCCCGAACTGCTTCGTCGGCATCTATCTCGTGGTTCGTTTTTCGCTTTTTCATTTAAATATTTCAAAGGCGATAGATAGGGCCATGAACATAGTGTCCAGGATCATCTCTCTTTCGAGGAAGAACATAACCAGCACAATGACCCAATACCATTCTCTTTGCAGTTCTCGCACATCACTTCCTCCGGACAGGCTTTACTCTTCGCCCCATCCCTACCTTTCTCTTTTCTGCTTTCTTCTTAGCTAATTGCGACTTAGACATTTCGCTCTTTGTCTTGGGTGTCTTTTTAGACACACGCTTAGTGGGGCGGCAGTATTCATTTTTACCGCCTTTACCACAGGGTTTACCGGTGCGGGTATCCTCCCACTTTTCATCCTTCCAACGCTTAAGACTTGTGCCTTTTGCGGACTTCTTCACCTGCCCTTTTGACTTTCGACATTTCGCGATTTGTTGTGATGCACGGGCGGAGGGAAAAACCTTTACCCTCCTTTTTACTTTCTTATAGCAAGCGTCCTTGGGCATATCACCATTTCTTACAAGACCAATAGCCAGCGCTTAGTTTAGACTTCTTTTCATCGCACTTATGTCGCGCTCGGAAGGATTTACGCCTGGCGGGTTCGGATTTTCTAATTCGCATATTAGGGTCTCCAAAACGAACAAGGCGGACCTTATCTCCATCCTTAGCAAGTACAGCAAACTTCTTAGACTTTCCTGGTGTTCGTTTTGGTTTATTATAACCACTAAATCTCTCACCTCTGTAGGTTATGCTCACTTCTTCTTGCCACGCTTTTTAACCATCTTCTTGCCGGTCTTCTTAGCGTAAGCAGTTGCCGCCGCTTTACCTTTCTTGTCGTAACCAAACTTTTTCTTACCTACCTTTGGCATAATGCTTATCCTCCTGTTTGTCCGAATTGTGTGGGTGCAGTGCCGAGCCTTCCAATCTGAGCGTTTTGTTTTTGCTGAATCTGCATCTGACGCTGTTGCATATAGGTTTGTATACGCTCCTGTAAGGCTTGATCCTGCTGTGCTTTCTGTTGGATGTCAGGTTGTTGCAACCACTGCTGAAATACTTGGAGCTTCATCTCGTGTGCATCCTGCTCGCGAACATTAGGCGGTACACCCGCCACAAGTTCTGCAATAGTCTGACGCTCTTCCTCCATCGCTTTTTGTGAAGCAGTCTCTTTTGGTAGCAGTATCTTCTCAGAAGCACCAGGTAGGATTTGCCCCACGGTAAGCTGAAGCAGTTTCTCTGTGTCTAAAGTGCCGTTTTTATCAAGCATACCGCCAAGTTCCGCCACCATCTTTACACGCTCGAGCATTTGCTCCGGGTCTTGTGAGGCGGCATCAAACTGCATATAAAAATCAAACCTTTCGCCCGGTCTTCCCTTGGAAAACTTTTGGGCATCCTGCATACCGGTGACACGGAAATATTCCGCATCGGGTCCATACTGCTGATAAAGTGTAAAGACTTGATCGATGACATACTTGAGGTGCTGGAACACTTTATCGATGTTTCGCTGTTGCTTCATCTGTGCTTCCACACGATCCACGCCAGGAGCGTTGCGTCCAATGTAGCGGTCGAGTTGCTCCTTCACATATCTGCGCACTTCCATAGAACCGCCATCATAGCGGGGAGTATCTGCAAATCTGTACTCTCCAGGTGTGCGATAAGGAATCCGAACTCCGGGACCCCACTTTGTGGGCGCTCTCCCTAAAGGATGCTCCAAAGGTGGCATCGTGGCAAGTGACTGCCGATCAATACTAGCGTCCTCTTCGATCTTTAAAACATTTTGCGGGCCTTCACCAAGCTCAGAAACAGAGCGTGAGTGATACAAACGCTTGGATGTTTTCTCGTAGGTACTAACTACGAAGGGATACTTCCCATGTGAATAGTCAAGTAATTGATGCTTGGCGTACATCTCAGGCACGCGGTCATGCAAAATGGTGCAGTATATGCCGGGTATACCATCCTCATCGAGGAGGCGTTGGTAGCAGTATACTATGCGGATAGTATCGTCATCATTGCGGAGAACTTCCTCCTCCAGCCGTAAATTATTAATCGGGGTATCGGACTCACCATGCTGAGATAACTCAATGGCAGAGTCCACAAACTCCTCGTCCCACCCTTCGGTGTTTATCTTTGCCCGTAGTTGTTCGGGTGTCATGTTTATCACATGAAAGCAATAAGGTGCTTCCTGTGGGTCGATGGTGTAGGATGGCCAAAACACATCCTCATCGGGGGCCAAGGCTTTGATGCGGGGTTGATTTATAACCCGCCTGGTAACAGGGACGGTAGTCTCACCCTCCTTGCGTAGTTCCTTAAGCATAGCCCTTGCTTTTGTTTTGGATACTTTGAATTGCTCCTTCAGGGCAGAAGATAACTCATTATCCATACTGCCGTCTTGGATGACCTGTGCGATCTGAGGCATAGCCTGTGCGATCTCTTCAAGCTTGATAGATTGTTGCTGTTTAAGGTCTTGGCTATCCCAATAAACATAATGCACCATCATGCCCTTTTCATAGAGGTGGTTTAAACCAAGCTCCACTTGGTCATAAAATTCTTCCATCCTACTATTTACGAGCCACCTAATAAACGAACTTATAACATTCGCCCTTTCCATATCATCTGACTCCACCGGAGTTGCGATGATGTGAGCGCGTCGTACAGCATTAAGTGACATTGAGACCATGCAGTTGATCGTCTCATCCACGAGTCTTACCTCCTGGTCACTTGCCCCATCGAAGGGAAATACCTCTCCTGTCTCAGATAAAGTGCTGTGCTTTTTAAAATCATCACTTTTACCTGACCATAAGCAATTACGGGTATCGTAATCTCTTTGCCTACGGTCCATCCATTCGCCTAAGTCACTCTTAGTGCGGCGGTAAGTCTCCTGCAAATAACCCACATCGGGTTCTTTAGAGACAAACAATAGTTCGGGATCAGACGCGCTTTGCATATGCGTAGCAGATTGTAGACTTTTGTAGTTGACAAGTCAAATTCTTTTAATACCCGCCACCACCTGTAGCCAACATACTTGAGTTTGTGATGTGATCTGCACCGCTTACCATGAGGTAACGAATGCAGTCGATGTAGTCCTTGAAATGCTCGGTACGGGACTGACCGCTGTATTCCAACAGGCAGGTGATTGTATTGTCGCATCGATCTGATACATAAAGCTTTGGCTTATTCTGATTCGTCATTGGCTGAGTGTCATCCCATGATAACGCATCATTTATCTTAGCAATCCCTGTTTCAATCTCCACGCCAGGTGCGGGACGCATAACAAAGCCAAGGTTGGCCATAGTGGTGATGATATTACTTTCACCTTCTTTCTCCCTCACCGTAGCCGATCCCATGCGGGGGTCCACGATGCGTTCAAAGATATCCTCTTCATGCTCACATTCCTCAAAGTGATTTTTGTAATCGATATATCCCCACCCAAGAGGACGCTGGGCAGGACCAGGTTTACCCACACTCTTCCCTACCCCATTAACATGAGGTAATGCCCACTGCCCCATTGTGCTGTCAGGGAACTCGCGGTATATGTAAACACTCCCATCCCGCATAACTCCTGCCCATATACCCACCCAAGGCTTACTTCCCCCAGGATCGCAGACAAAGTACCGGGTGACCGGTATCGTGTCATCCTGTATGAAGGGGATCTTCTCGTGAGGTACCACATTGGTCTCTCGGTTAAATTTAGGGAAACGCCCTTCCATTGCCTTGGATGGAACCCCAAATAATCGGGCAAGCTTTGTTTCCAACGGTTGTTGCGAGTAGGTACGAATTAACTCTTTACCATCTATGAATGGTGAGTCCTGTGTCCAAAAGTAATGAATGCGACAATCGGGCCAATTCGCAGACACCTGCTCAACAGGCAACTCCCGCTGAAGCAAATCGCTATATCGGGTACGCACCGTCTCCGCACCCTTCAGTAAACTATTGATCAAAGGTGTCCACCCCTGCAATGTC